AAGAAAATACATCTGTAGAAACTGATATAGATGGAGATTCTGTTATGGAGTATAAAATGAAATATGGTATGAAATACAACAATCCAAATATGAAGTTTGTTTGGTGGCATTCGCATCATAATATGGGAGTTACTTGGAGCAGTACTGACTTAAAGGAAATAGATGCATGGAAGAATAATTCGTTTTCTTTGGCTTTAGTAGTCAATTTAAGAGAAGAATATACTTTCAGAGTTAGTTTGTGGAGTTGTAATGGTATTCCTGTGGAAGAACATATTGATACTTCATTAACAATAGAAAGAAAAGCAAGTACTCTTAAAATAACAGATACTATGAAAAAGCAATATAAAGAGCTTTGTTCTGAACAAGAAAAACCTCAAGTTATAGGGAATAATGGTTATTTACAGTATAATAATCATAGACAAATGAACTTGTTAAGTAATAAAAAGTCGTCTTTTCAAAATATTGATATAGAAGCTTATTCAGCAGCATGTACTAAAGTAGAAAAAATACAAGAAACATTCTGTGATGGAACCTTGCAACTTGAAGATTATTTTAAGGAAATTGATACATTCAATGGTATTTGTAAAAAAGAAAAGTTACCATTTAAATTCAAAAACTTTGGTAAAGATTATCAAAAATTAATAAATATAATGATGACTAAAATGCCTCATGAGTTATTTGAATGGGATGATAACCAAATTAAAGATGAGTATGAAAATGCTCATGGTTTCGGAGGTTATCATGGCTGGTATTAATGAAAGAATGATTGGATTAGTAGATAATATAAATCAATTCAATTATCATATATTAGGTTGCGGTGCTATAGGTAGTGCCGCAGCTGTTCAATTAGCACGAATGGGAGCAGAAAACTTCGCATTATATGATAATGATACGGTTGATACTTTGAATGTAGGAGTATCTCAATATACTATCTATGATGTTGGTCATGCAAAAGTTGATATGTTACGGTCTCATATTAAAGATATTAATGATGATGCAGAAATAATGTGCAGTGATGAATTGTTTGACAATTTCATATATATGAATGAGAATGACATAATAATTTTAGGTTTTGACAATATGAAAGCTAGGTTAGATGCTGTTAAAACTTTATCATCATGGAAACATTGCAAACCATACGCATTAATAGATGGTAGAATGGGAGCTGAACATTATCAGCAGTATGTATTTTTAAAGCCTAATTTAAAGAAATATCAAAAATATTGGTATTCTGATGAAGAAGGTAGCGAAGAGCAATGTAATATGAAAGCAACTAGCTATTGCTCAAATATGTCAGGTAGTTTTATATCTAATGCTGTTAGGAAAATAGTAAAGGAACAACCTTATGAAGAGTTTGTGTCATTTCATTTTCCTACTATGTCAATAGAAAAAACTACTTGTTTATTTAAGTAGATAGCGTTAACTTAAGAAGCTTGAGAGAGCCAATAACTGGTCCTGTAGATAAGCCTGTAACGTTGCAAAATCAGGTTGTGGAAATGTTCAATCCACATTAAATATCCTGAGAGGAATATGTGAGGCTCTCTTAAGCCCTTTCGTAGGGGTCAAATGGATAATTTAATCAAACGGTACTTATCACAATATAGAGATATATATGGAAACGATTTGTATCTCATTAAGGAGAAAGATAATATGGCATTAAAGAAAACGAAAAGAAAAGCTATATCTACAAATCCTAAAGTAATGCTATTATATGGAGCGCCTAAAGTAGGTAAAACTACTGCTTTAAGTCAATTAGAAGATTGTTTAATAATTGATACAGAGCAAGGAGCTGCTATGGTAGATGGATATATAGAAGAAGCTAATAGTAGAGATGATTTAATTAATATACTTAAAGAAGCTAAAGATGGTCACGATTATAAATATGTAGCATTAGATACTATAGATAAGGTAGCTACTTGGGCTGAACAAACAGTATGTCAAGAAGAGAGCGTAACAGCTGTTCAAGACTTAGCATTTGGCAAAGGTTTTGGAATGGTTAGGGAAAAGGTTTTAAATACTGTAGGTGTATTAAAAAAGCTATTTCCTCATGTAATTATAGTAGGACATAGAAAATGGGCAAGAGCAATAGTAGATAGTAAAGCTATAGTAGAACCAGAAAGCTTAGATTTAACAGGAAAGTTAAAGAATATGCTAATGTCAGATTGTGATGCTATAGGATATGTTTATAGAGATGAAGAAAATAGTAAGCTAATGGTATCATTTAAAGCAAATGATGCATTAGAGGCAGGAAGTAGAAGCCCTCATTTAAAGGGTAAGGAAATGGAACTTAAATGGAAATCAATATATAAGGAGAAGAAATAATGGCGATATTTAAACCAGAAACCACAGAATTTAGTGGAGAAAATAAATTCCAAGGCGTTAATCAATTTGCAATAATAGACTTTGAAAACAAATCAGGTACATTTGATTGGGCTGATTTATACTTAGAAATAGAAGTCAAACAAGAGTTTAGTGATTACACCAGAAAATTACAAATTAAAGGTTCTTTTGATAAAGATGACAAAGGGCTTATAACAGGTGGTAGTGTATTAAAAAGATTATACCTATTCTTTGAAGCTATTGGATGTTCAGCAGGATTAAATGTTAATGGTGAATGGGAAAATGAAAAGGGTGAGAAAATAGAAGATATTGTAGATTATTTATCAGTATTTAAATGTAATCCTATTCCAGGAGCAGATATAGATGATTATCCTTATATTGCTTATTTCTATAAAGAACAACCTAAGAAACCAGGTGGTAAAGCTTATACAACTGTTTGGCCTAAAGTATATAAAAGCTCAGACATGAATAAAGCTAAATTAAAGAAAGATATAGCTTGGTTAAAAAGTAAAGGTTATTTAAAAGAGTTAACTGATGAAGTTAATAACGCTCCTAAAATGAATGAAGGTGGATTAGCTAATCTATGAACTTCATTGAGATAGCTAAGGGTTCACCTTCTAATAGAGGGATTATTATACCTGTAAATAAATTAGCATCTTATGTTGGCGATGAACCATTATATAGAAGCGTTTATTTGTATGATAAAACTGCATTAGAATATGTTAATGAGAAGGGTAGTTTAAAGAATTTCTTCGGAGTAAGATATATTGATAAAATACCCATAGATATTGACAAACAAGACAGAACTGACGAAAGAACTTTAGATATCTTACGTAGTATTATTCTAGAGCTAGAACATGCAGACATTGATGAACATAGCTTCCAATGTTACTTTTCTGGCTCTGGATACCATATGATGTTAGCAGGAGAACTATTCAATTTTAAGCCTGGAACTGATTTACCATTCATAGTAAAAGCTACCTTAAAAGAGCTTATACCTGATATAGATTCTAGTATCTATATGAGAACTGGAATATATAGACTACAACACACAATAAATCAAAAAACAGGTTTGTATAAGATTCCTTTATCAAGAAATGAAGTAATGAATAGCTCTCCTGAAGACATCAAAGAATTAGCTAAAGGAAAGCGTCTTGACTTTGAATATCGTATATTAGAAGGAAACTCAGAGTTAGAAGATAAAGTAATAACAGAAGTTCCTGATATTAGAGTATTTAATAAGATATCAGAACCAAACAAAATAATACCTTGTGTGCAATCCATGCTTAATCAAGGAGCAATAGAAGGTAGTAGACACATTACGGCAATGAGAATAGTAAGCCATTTTAAAAGACATGGTATTCCAAGTCATTATGCTAAGGTTTGCATGTTGCATTGGAATAATAAAAGTATGCCAGAAGATGGTGTAATAGAAATGGTAGAAAATGTTTATAATAGAAATTATAAATATGGTTGTCATGATACAGTTATGCTTAAGCACTGTAAAACACAATGTATACATTTTGATAGAAAAGACTATTTAGTAGATATAAAATCAGCTTCACAAATGCAAGGTGAGTTAGAAGAACGTTTGACTACTGATTTTAGTGGAAAAACAATTAATTTAGGTAGAGCTTTAGGATTAGAAACAGAATCAACAATATATCCAGGAGAGTTAGTAACTATCTTTGGACCAACAGGTTCTAATAAAACTACCTTTGCTCAAAACTTAGCATTAGGAGTAGATTTCGTTAACAATAGAATAGAAAAAGATTGGCAAATACCCACTTTATTTCTATCTCTAGAACTATCTTCTTGGTATATGCACAGAAGACATTTACAAATAGTAGCATCTAAAACCAAAGACCAAGTAAACCAAGATTATAAAGGTTTATACGAGAACAATAAAGATAAATTAGAACATATCATGGTTCAAACAATATCTCCAACTTTAGATAAAATTTATGAAAAAGTTAGAGAATTGCAACCTCAATTAGTAATTGTAGATTATATTGATTTAGTAGATACTCCTGTTAGTTATAGAGGTGAGTATGAAAAGATTAAATATATATCTCATGGATTATCTAATATGGCAGTGAACAATGATTTAATTGTGATACAAATATCACAAGTAAGCCGCGAATATAGCAGAAATGAAGTGTTAGATTTGTATGCGGGCAAAGGTTCAGGAGCTATTGAAAATGCATCTAGAAAAGTTATAGGTTTAAATGGTCAACCTAGTTCTTCAGTAAGAGCTGTTAGATTATTTAAAAATACTGATGGAGAATTATTTGATACTCATATTGAATGGACACCTAGTTTCAGATTAAGGAGGGTAAATGGGCTCGATAATTAATTTAGCTTTGTTAGATGAAGCAACAGTAATTAAAATATTTCGAATATTTAAAATAGGCTTTATTCATCCCGAAAATGCTCCAGGAAAAGTAAAAGGTATTTTACTAGGTATTTGGAGATTTGAAATTCAATTAATTTTTGGATTCTGGGATAAAGGGAAAGAAACAGGTGATGTTGGACAAGCGTAAAAATAGAGCTAAAAGGGGACGAAAGTCCCCTAGAGGCTTGTCTATATGGGAAAGTAAATTTAGAAGAAAACTAAGAAAGCATCATAAACATTTTGCTAAAAAAGTATTTCATAGACTAATGAAAAAATCTTCTACTTTAAGAACTACATTAAAAAGAAGGAGCAAAGAATATGAAGTCGAATTTAATATATCACTTACAGAAGTTAGAGAATTATTGCATAAATCTTATGGAAGGAAGTGTACTTACTGTGATACTATACTTTTGGTCAATAATATGGCTTGCGACCATATTCACCCTCTTTCTATGGGGGGCAATTCAACTCCTGCAAATTTACAGATGATATGCATGAGATGTAATACAAGGAAAGGGCCATTAACAAATAGAAATTTTAAGAAAGTATTGAAGTGGTTAAATAAACAAGAATTAGATTTAAAGAAGTATGTCTTGAGGAAATTATCAAGTAGAGACTTCTAGGAGTGGAGAGCTGATACCGCGAGGTCAGCCAAGGTCGATTTTGCTGACAGTTATATTTTTCATACCAGCATCCTTTTAACGACCTGTTTGACACTCCTACATCATTAAGGGTAAGTTGAGCATGCCATTGCACTATGATATTGGACAAATAGATTATAGCTGTGGGATTAATTCTCGTCGGGCTTACCCTTATAAATTGGAGAATAAATGAGTATACATATAAGAGATATAAAGAAATGGATAGAAGCATTAAAAGAATCTAAAGAGTTAATTGAGGAAGTATATCCAGATACAGTATTAAAAGAAATACCTTTACATGGAAAGATAGTTAACATATTAAATCAAATGGAGGAAATATGAGTTATAAGAAATGTGATTTCAGTAAAATGGGATACAGAAAGCATGTATCCACTAATAAAAGAGACGAAAAAGAAAGTAAAAAAATAGTTGCCGACCAGAAGAAAAGAAGAAAAGAGTGGAAGGCTTGGTTAGCAGGTTATAATGAGTAGACCAAGAAAAGTAAAACATCCATTCTGGGTTCAGTTTTATAGGAAATTTTTCGGATACTCTATAAAACAATTAGCCAATAAATATAAAGTATCTGAAAGAACAATATGGAGATATTTGAAATGATATATACACAAGGAGAAGATATAGTGGATAAGATAAATAATTACCAAGCTCTAAAATATAACAAAAACAATAAGTTTGACATTGATTTAGAGTTTGGAGAGAAATTTGAGAAAAGTGTTGCTAAAATATTGACATTAGGCAAAGTAGAGATTAAAACAGAAAGAGATACTTGGAAATCTACAGGAAACATAGCAATAGAGTTGTCATCAAGAGGTAAATTAAGTGGTCTTAATACTACTAAAGCAGATTGGTGGGCTCAAGTGCTTACTAAAGACAAAGAAATAGAAGGTATATTAATGTTTCCTGTTGAAAAACTTAAAGAAATAGTCAAACGTTCAGTAAAAAGAGGTCGAGGACGTATGGTGATGGGTGGTGATTCAGACACAAGCGAATTAGCATTGATACCATTAGATGAAATATCCATGGTGATGTGATGCAAAGAAAAGCTGAAATACAAAAAGCATATAAAGAATGTGTTAATTACATGCAAACATTAGATATCTTATCATCTGAAACTAATTTAAAGTCAAAAGATGAGGTAGGTAGATGTGCAGGATGGCAAGAATGTTTACTTTGGGTATTAACTAACGATAAGAATACATATAGACCATTTAATGTCAGGGAATATATAACAAAAGACATAAAGAAGGAGGAAGAGAGTGAGTTTGACAGATTATGATAAAATAAGACAAATAATTGATGATATAATCGGAGTAGATACGATGCAAGGTAATAATTTGAAGGAAGCTGTAAAAAATTACTTTGAAACTAAACCTAATGATATTAAATTAGTAAGTCCGCAAGCAAATCGTATAGTGCCGTTTAGCAGTAATCCATCTTCTAATGAAGATATGAATAAAGCTATGCAAAAATATACAGCTAAATTACAAGCTGAAAGTAAAGCTTTAAAGGAGAAGGGGAAATTTAAAGGCACATGTAGTATTGATGGACATTGAGATGATTAATATTTGCTGGAGGCAAAATGTCAAATAAGTTTAGAAAAAAACCTACTATAAGAGAAGTTGCAAATGTTGTTGTAGAGTTAGGCAATAGGCAACATTCTCTTATGGGTTTAATGAGTGAATTAGAAAAAGCTTTTAGTCTGTATATAGAGATGAATGGAGATGCAAAGAAATTCACAGATTTTATAGATAAGAAATTAAAGGAAGTACATGACGCAGAAAAAAATGGCGATACTGATGGAGACAATATTCCTTCAAATACAAAAAATGAGGGAAGCGGGTCAAAAAGAGTACGCGAGAAAGCAAAATAATGCATTTGCAAACTTTGAAAGAATTGCAGAAAATTTAAACCTTAAAAAAGAAGAAGTTCTTTTAACATATATGTTGAAGCACATAGATGGTGTTTGTGCATATGTTAAGGGTCATAAAAGCCAAAGAGAAGATGTGAGAGGTAGAATTACTGATATAATTGTATATCTTTGTCTTCTTTGGGGAATGGTAGAGGAAAATGAAAACAATAGACATATTTAAAGAGCAAAAAGACATTAGTCTAACTAAAATTAATTATATTTCTCACGATATAATAATTGATAAAAAAGATTGTGAAATTATTATAAAAAATATTGATAAGTTTATAGAAAGAGGATTTTCTTTTAGAGGAATAACATCTGGAGAAAAAGAAAGAAAAATAAAATCTAATAACAATTATAAAGAATGTAACGATATTTATGTAGACCAAAGCTTTGTAAATAGTCAAGATGAAGAATTTCAAGAAACTTTTAATAAAGTATTTTCCGAAATAGACAACTATCTTCATTATTATTTAACTCATGTAGGTTATACTATTATGAACAATATTGGAATTTCATATAAAAATTGGTGTAATTTAAAAAAAGATAAATTTTACAATCCTTATTTGCAATACGAAACTTTGAAATTTCGAAAATACAATAAAGGTAAAGATGCTTATAATAAGTGTCATTTTGACAAACACATTGAAAGTAAAAGGTTTGTTGCTGGAGTACTTTATTTAAATACAATTAAAAAAGGAGGAAAAACAGTCTTTCCTGTATATAAAAAAGAAATTAATGCAGTCCAAGGCAAACTTGTAGTTTTTCCTTCTTATTATACCCATTTACATTTCTCAACTCCATCGAAAAATCAAAATAGATATAATATAATTTTACATGCATTGGAGATGCGAAATGACAAAATGCCCCGTATGTAAGGATTTAATATCACCAAATGCTGTCGCATTAAAAGCCTCTTTAGGTTTTTTAGATGTAGATGGAGAATTTCATGATGATATTGTAATAGTATTCCATAAAGAATGTTATCATGATTACTTATTTAATCCTTTTGAACAAATTGAAATCGATTTAACTAATAGTTAAAATACTCCTGGCTTAGGTTGTTTATACCTAGTACCTTCTTCGATTTTCTTCTTTCTTTCTGTAGTAAATTTCTGAATATCTCTTATTGGCATACCTGCTAATTTCTCTAATATTCTAGATGGATTATCAATCAAACCTTTGTCACCTTGGAATATATCTCTATACATTCTACCAAATGGGAACATAGTATATATTTGATAATCAGTAAATTTAGTATAGTCATCTCTAGCCCACTGCATTAAAGCAGATACTGGGAATCTAGCAATAGGAGGCGATATAGCCTGAAGTGGAGCAACTGCAGTAGGATAAGCTCCATAGAAAGCTCTATTCCTTTCTTTCTCATCACCAAACAACCATTCAGAAGTATCTTGGAACCAACCATAAGGCTGAGGTAATGCATTGTCAAATAAACTATAAGCAAACATATTAGCTAATGCTAATACGAATAAGTCAATTTGCATAGTTCTTTTAAATCTATTATAAGCCTCTGTGCCAGGTTTGTAGCCATAGTATTTGGCTTGTTTGTTAACATCGTTCCTAAAACGCACTGAATTCCACGCATATAGGTGAAACCTAGTCATTACCTTACCTAGAGCAGTTCTAGCGAAAAAAGGCCTCTGTGGAGCCTCATACAAGAATTGAGTTGCTTTTACACCTTTTTTAGCCATTTCTATTAAAAATGGATGATTAGGGTCTTTTATAGCTCCTCCAAAGCGTTCCCAAGCTCTTACATAGTGAGCCATAAATGCATCTCTTCTTAGTATTCTTTCTGGAACAGACATAAATTTAGCCGCTTTAGCTATTATAGTATCTCCAATGCCATGTTTTTTACCTATAGAGCGAATCTCTGCTCTTTCAATAGGGTCATTAGAGTTTATTTTCTTAGATAAATCTTTTATAAAACCTTCTATTCCTTTAAATCCTTTTACTTCTTTCCCTAGACCAAGCTCATGAATCATAAATTCAGGAACAACACCTTTACTTACTACAAAATCCATTACATCTTGCATACTGTTCCAGTTCTTATTAATCCTTTTTAAGAATTTAATACTTCTAGCTTTTATTAAAGCCCCTGGGCCAGCCGATTGGATTGTATGTAGGGAACCACCAAAGATGTTAGTAATGGAAGATTTTGGATGTGCTAATAAAGAGGCTAACTCAAACTTAGCTTCTAAATTAGACCAATGTCTTAAATCTTGATAAGTAAAATCTTTTAATTCCTTAGGTAAATCACTCTCTCTTATCCCTAATTTTTCCCTTATACTATTAACTCTATCTAATACTCTATTGTCAGCCCACCAACCGTAAGGAGTGCCTTTGATTTTCATATTTTTATTATTATATACTTCACTAGGAATAACATCTGGTTGTCCCATAGCACCTTGAACATATAATTTAAAATATGTCTGCCATCTATTAGCAAGCTCATTCCCAAACTTTTTCTTCATTCTGTGATAAGCATCATCAATAACTTTTCTTCCCATGATTTGATTTAATTGCCTATAATATGTATTTGTCAAATTCTTTACATATGCATCCATAACATTCATATCTGTAGACCAACCAGATATATGACCTTTTCTAGAAGCCATATTTCCAAACTTACTTTGAACTTCTGTCCATTTAATAACACCTTTTTCATCCATTTCAGCGGCTTTCTCAGCCTTTTTAACTGCAATTCTATTGTGAGATTTCTGCAATTCTAAAGTATCTATTTTATCAAAATCTTGCATATCTTGAAATTCCCAATCACCAGTAAGTGTTTTATGTTTAATAGCAATATTATCAATAGCTTTTTGTCTTTGTTCTTTTGTTAAAGTCGGGTCATTTTGTATATGTTTAATAGCATTTTTCATTGCTCTCTCTGCTTGACCTCTATTAAAAAACATATGAGGCCAGTAGGTATCAAACTGAAAGTGTTTTGTATTATCTATTTTGAAGAAATTGTATCTACTATTTTTTCCTCTTAATTCATGTAACATAGAGCGCATAATATGCCTCATTCCATCAATCCCTATATCCATCTTAATTTCTTCACCTTTTTCAAATGCTATTTCAGCATCTTTAACAAACTTTCTCCAGTTCATTTTAGGTTGAGTTTGGAGGTCATCAAAATATTTACCTGTTTTATAATTATTAAAAGTCTCTTCATTTCCTCTAATCAATGTAAACAACTTTTCAAATCTTTTAGTTACTAAATCTTTTATACCAGTTAATCCTTTAGCCTTAGAACCATTGACTATTTCATGTCCAGTAGCTGTTATTCTTTCACCTTTGTCATTGGGGATAGTATAATTCTTTTTTCTTAAAATATCCCATTTAAATTCAGCTTGAGTTTCATTTTTCAAGATATCATAAACTTGTTTATTCCACTCCTTAACACCAGGAGCATCATCACTGTTCTCTATTTGTTTCTTTATACCTAATTCTTTTTGAGCGATAGCTATCTTAAACAAACCATTACCATCTTTTAATTCAGATAAATGGACAAAATCTTGAGCTATTTCTTTAGATATTTGCTCTGCCTTACCAGTAGAAAGTTCATTTGACTTATGTATCCAATTTTGTAAAATCTCTAAGAAATAAGTAGGTCTTCTAATTAAGCCTTTTTTAACCTCCCCTTCTTTATTGACAAAATAACCCTCTTTCTTAAGCCATTTAATATCGTGAGCCATTAATTCTCTATTGACAGTATCAGGAAACATCATCCAGTACCTTTTTTGCATCTCGGGGTCTGAAGTTCTCCATATACTTTGAAACATAGTTCCATTTTCAGTATCTCTTAAATAATTTCTAATAATTCTGAAATCTTCTTTATGTAAAGCATTTAAGTCCTTACCTTTACCAGTAGCAGTTTCCATTATACCTCTTATTTGCTCATTTAAATCAGGTATATTATTACCTAATTTATTGTTATATTTCTTAAGCATAACTGCTATATCTGTTATAATCTTTTTATCTTCTGCCTTAACCTCACCTTTTTTAATACCAGCATAGCCAGTTCCCATATGAGCTCCTTGAACTAACTCATCTACTACATTTTCTTCAGCTATCTTCATATCATTAATATTATCTTCAACTTCTTTTGTAACTTTTTCAGTTTCTTTTTTAGTAGGAGGTTTCCACATCTTGCTATATACATCATTCATAGCTATAAAATGATTTTGAATAGCAGTAGGGTTTATAACTTCTGAATTGATTCCTAGTCTACTTTGAGATGTTCTAGCAGATTCACTAATTAACTTTGTAACAATATCTCTTAAATTAGGATTCCATTTATCAGCATCTAATTTCTCAAGCCATGTATAAACTTTCTTTAAATTACCTCTATTTAAGGAGCCAATCATTAAATGGTC